ACCGGGAACAAAGCCTTCCTCTGTGGGAGTTGTTGCTAGTTCAAAGCCGGTTGCAGGATCTTTGGAAGCTTGTTCAGCCTTGTATAAAGCACCAATTGTCCCAAATATGTTTCCTTTCGGGAACTCACCTAATCCTTCGGGACTATTCATGAAATTTGAACCAGTAAAGCCCATATCAGACCAGCCAAAATTGGTGTCTAACTTTTCAAACACCTCTCTATTCCCAAAGCCTAAGTAATGTACTGCAAGCGCAGTCCTCCAAGCTCGGTCATAGCTTGTTCCAGATTGAACAGTTTCTTCTAAAAACGTGCTGATCTGGTTCAACCCATCAACTGCTCCACCAACAAACTGGCTAAACCAACCGGCATCTAGCCCCTTAACCCACATCTCCCAACTAGACTGATCCTCTTTGATTTGATCCTTACGCTTAACAACTTGCTTTGTCCGGCGTAAAAACTCATCAGGGTCTTCCTTGGCATCCCCCAAGGTCATACCGACATCAACCAGTTTTTGCTGGTAATCCCTCGCTTTCTTTTCGGTGAGCTTGCCGCTATAAACTTCGTTTTCTAATAAATTATCCATGTCAGCGTGAACCTGTTTTTTGTGTAGGAGTAGGGGCAGTTATGTTTCTCTGTGGTTCATAAAGATATAATAAAATATCGTTGTATTCTGAGGGCAAATTTGATTGTTGAATTTTTGATTGAGCGTCTTCACTAAGATTCCCAAAATCAACAAATGTTTCTATTGGCCCCGTTGTTTCTGAAAGCCCTGTCAGGCTCGTAATCTTGGTCTGAACTGTTTTGTCTAATTCTTCTAGGTATGGGATTAAATAATTTTCAACGTCACTTAAAGTCCACTTTTCAGTGTCAGGTTGTTGAAACTTCTGCATCATGTGTTTGTGGACTTCTCGCCGGTCTGTTGACTGCTGACGTTGAATCCTAAGTCGAGTAGTAAATATTTTCTCATCGCCCTCACCTTCGATAAAATTATATTCATCGAGGCCGTACCTTATATTTTGATTAAATAATCTAGTAACTAATGATCGCCAGTTTGTTGTGTAATCAGTAGTGTCGTTGTTAATTTGATCTATATATTCGGTAACTTGAGTAAGCAACGGGGTGTAATGATCTTCTCCTAAATTAAACATATTGGTATTGATTTTAGTTCTGTGCGTTTCTAGTGCTTGAAGAAGTTGCGCTTTTTTAAATGAAGGTGCTTTCACGTTTATATCACTAAATTCCTTTTCCAAGTCCATCCTGAGATTGTCAGGCGCAAGTGCTTCCTCTGCTTTTTGTCTGTCTTTAGCGTCTTGCCTTTCTTCTGCGATTAGCTCGCCCCTTCGGTCTAGCACCTTTCTGGCTCGGTCTTGATTCCCCGGAATGTCTGCCGCAAAAGTCTGCTGAATGGTTTCTATGGAGTAAGTTGTGAGGTTGACATCTTCCAAGTATTGAAACATTTCCCGTTCCATTGCTCTTTCGTTTTCAGGCAATAACATAAGGCGTTCCACTTCTCTTTTAACCCTCATGACCTCCTGCAACTCTGCCGATTCTTTTCCTAAAAGTTTTTCAAGGTTTTGGTCAGTAACGCCAAGCAACAAGGCTTCGTTATTTGGATCTGTAAATTCTTTGGCCCAGTATGCTCGCCGTTGCTTTTCAGCATTGTCTTCTATGGTTTTGTTTCTTTGCCGAATTTCACGTTGCAGATTAAGAATGATTTTGCCGTGGTCTTCGTTAGTTAGTAGCTCGTTTCGAGATACTTCCACTGCAAGAATTTCGTCATCATTCAGTTCAAGAATGCGGAACAACTCTTTGCCGGACATATCTTTTTCTAAAGCATTTAAGTTGTCTAAGTCATAGCCTTTCTGCACTTCTTTCTGTTTTAGCCGAAAATATTCTAAATCCTCTAAAGACATATTGTTTTTCTCTGCCCAAACCACTCCGGCTTCTCCCTCAAGATCCACACGCATTAATAATGCTTTTGAAATCGGGTTGTCTTTATTTAGCTGAGAATACTTTCGGTCCCGTCTATCTTTCCGAGCGACTGCTTCAGCATTGGTTTTTTCTTGCTGGTAATGCCTTTGCAGATCAATCAACTCATTCCACAACGGAATGCCTTCTTCTGTTCTAAGAGAATCCCCTTCTCTTAAGGCCGTCAAATCCATATTAAGCAAACGCTCTATGCCTTTAGGAGTTGCATCAGCCAAAAAAGCAAATCGGTTTTGTGCCTTAATTTCTCTGTTTAGGCTTTCCTTTTTCTGATCGTCAGTTGCTTTCTGTTGAAACTGGTCGTTTCTAATTGTTCGGATTTCTGATTTAAGATCGGCAGGGAAGTCTTTAATCGCTTTTTGGAAATCACTGTGTTTCATTTTCCAGAGATCCTTGCGATCTATAAGATTTGTAAAATCCTGAAATGTTGCGTCATCTGTCATCTGATTTTTTAAAGCAATTAACCTTTCAGACTTTGCCTTGAGATAAGCCATATCAGACTCATCTAACAAATACTTTTTCTGAGCTTTAGCCAGTTTTTCAGAGAACATATCGCTGATAAAATCAGCAGACGTAAAAGAGTCAATCCCTGTTTGTTGTCGGTTTAACAACTTCTTGTCATCACGCTTTTTTTCTTCACCAGATTTCCACTTTTCCCATTCTTGTAATACTTCAGTAAAAAATTCTTTATGCTCTGGCTTGCTTATTGTGGGGTCGCTCATCATGGCGTTAAACAGGCTTGCCTTGTCCTCCCAATTAAACATTTTATTAAAACGCCATTGCCCGAAAGCTTTTCTCCCCTCATTAAAATTTGGGTTGTCTTTATTAACCCTATCAAACCGGGTCATCATACTGTTGACCTTATCTTCAGGAACGTTGTAAGCAATGTATGCACGGCCTTGTTTTGCAAATTCTTCGTCAGACATCGCTGACAATCTGCGCCAGTTTTCATCCAGCGTTGAGTCGTTTTGTTTAGTGGAAAGCGTTTTCTGTTTTTCCATTCTTGAGAGGAACTGAGCCAATGCCCTTGTCGATGCTTCGCTTTCTGGTGACTTTTTGCCGGTAACAATCTCGCTTAGTGACATCCCGTTGTCACCAAAGCCCTTTTCATCCAACGCTTCTATGGCTTCTAAAGCTTGCATCCACTCGTCCTGTGTAGATGCGGGGTCGTTAAGCGTGTTCATGTTCGATGAAATGACCTCATCGTGAAGCAACCCTTCAATCTGGGAACGGATAAGGGGGTAATTCATCCCCACAAGCTCGTCCCTAATGTTTTTGTAGGATTGTGAATCAAAAGTTTGAGCATCAAAATCGCCGGGGCCAATATCAGAAACAAAAGCTCCAAGTCTTGTCTGGATTACACCCCTAGCTTCGTTCAACGCCTGTTTCGTGGTTTCTGTTTGCACCACATCCCGCAACGCTCCGTAAGCTCTGGTCTTAGCGGCTTCCCATTGCTGAGTGTAATTAGGGTTAAAAGACAGATCATCAAAGCCTACATTTCGCTTATGCTTCGACCACCACTCATCTACTAGATAAGTCATCCTTTCAGAAGGAGTCTCGCCTTCTTGGTCGTATCGGTATCCTTCCATTGCTTGTGCAATCATTGCAGGCACATCATCCATCAGTAAACGCCCGGCTTCTCGGCCCATATTCTCTGAACGTGCATCACGCCAAGCTTCTTTATACAACCGATTGTCTCTAAGCGGCTCGTCAGACGGGGGAGTAACTAAACCTTTGGCGACTTGTTCTTGAACTCGGTTTATTCCCGCTTCGACCTGAAGCTTTCGGTTTGCCACAAGTAGCTCCCCGAACTGGTTTACATAACTTCTAAGTAATTGACCTCGTGTTGCCATTATTTCTTGCCTGTTCTGAAGCTATAAAGTGGATCGCTTTGTCTGCTTAGTCTTAATTGAGTTGTAGATTTTTGTTTTGGAACTGGTCTGCGCCGTGCTAAAGCATCCTGTTGTGGCGTAGGACTAGGCTTCCCTTTAATCCATTCCCCAACCTTCCAATCATCCCCTAACTGCTTGTCAGTGATATAGCCTTGGAAAATTGACAAGAGATGCCCGGCACGAACCATATTGTAATCGCCAATTGCTTCCTTCTTTTCCAGTTCAGCCGCTTCCAGTGCCAAGTCAATACTGGTGACGTTGTTATTCCATTCGGTTGTTGTGTCGGAAATTGTGGAAGCAAGATAGACTCTTAACTTCTCAAGATCCCCTTCTATCTTAGTAAGCTCGTTGAGGTTAGCCGCAGTCAGTTGTCGCTTAGTATTTTCAACACTTTGGCCTTTTATTCCTTTTGCAAATGCTTGGGCATCTACTTGAGATTCTTCAACCATCTGTTTAATGGCTACTTGCAATGAAGCTTCTGTGGCTTTTTCCTTTTCAGCTTCTGCTTCTAGCTTTGCCCGAAGCATTTTAGATGCGGCGGCTTGGCCTGCGGCCTTCTTTTTTTGTGCGGCTTGACGTTCTTGAAATCTATATTTCTCATCTTGAAAATCCACGTTCCAAGCATACTCCTGTTCTGCCGCATATATATTGGCAACAGCTAAACCAGCACCAGCATATCCACACATTAGATTCTCCTAGTTCGCTGATGGAATTGAGCCTCCCACTCGCCACCTTGGAAAGAGCAGGGCAAATGATTGTCAGATTGGATCTCAACCTGAACGCCGGTGGATACGGAGTAAACCGGGAATCTGAATGTGCCTGAAACAATAGGCGATTTATCTGCAAGCATTTCTTTCTGTGAGATGATTCTGCCGTTCATGGTGTGGTTGCTTGTGGTTCTAACTGCCGTGGTCCCGTCTAAAACGTCATGGCCTTGGGGTTTGATAACAATCTTAAAGAACCCGGTATTCGCATAATTAACACTCATGGTTCTTAACTGGATTCTGCCTGCCGTAGTTGCGGCCTGTCCCTCTGCGACACGAACCACCGGCTCACTAAAACGATAAAGAAAATCGTACTTAACCCCTGCCCACAACGGGTTGCTACTAGAGAGTGCCGTGGTTGCTATATCAGTAGTGATTTGAGATGCCGTCTTTTGGTCGCCAAATTTATCCACATAAACCAGATCCGTTCCGGCATCGGTGTAATAGGTCGATGTAAAATTAGTGAATGCGGAGTTGCTGGTAAGTTTTACCCGCCGGTCAAGAAGCACGGCATGGCCTTGATCTGTCTCGGATTCTGCACTGTCACGGCCCAGATTGATCTTTTCGATGTAGCTTCTGGTTGTGGAATCTACTGTGCGCTCTATGACCAAGATTAAATCTGCTTCAACAAACCCCATTGCCCGAACTTTGCCGTCAAACTTCCATGTTGACCATGCGGCCTGAACTTTAGTCGATCCAACCCAAGTGTATCGGTACACAAAGATAGTATCTTCGACTGTCGAATCATCCGTTCTCACCAATAGCAGATCCACGTTGGAGCTTGCTAACAACTGAGTGGCTTCACCGGGAATGTATTTATTAACGTGCATCGTTATCGCTTGGGCATCCATCGTGTTGGTGGTGCTATCAACGTAATATTCACGAATGCCTGTGTGTCCTCCCCGTTTTTCTGCAAAGAAGACGAACCGACCTGAACTGGTGGGGGCCGACCTCATCGAAGTCTCAAAAGTGGTAACTGTTTTGATTGCCGCCGACTTGGTGGTAAGCACCGATTCAGCCCTTAACGCCAACTGTTGCAGTTTCGAGAACATAATAAGGTTCTCATGGTGCGGTATGGCGTACTCAAGGTTGCTGATCTCTGTACCGGCAGATGATACCGCAATGGCCTGAGTGTCTAACTCGGATAAAACAGTGGTAAGCCAGAAGTTTGTAGTCTCGTTAGTTTCACTTAAATACAGTGTTTCTTCACTAAGAAATCCAAGCCTGCCTTGGTGATAGAAAATGTCTGAAAGTTTCCGATTTACAAAATCCGGGTATGGATTTGTTTCATCATCGCCCACTGATCTGGCATCCCAGTTTGTGAGTTTCAGCGAATAAGTGCCGTCACTGTTTCGGACTAATCGCCTTGGCAGTGTCGTGGCATCAAACTGGTGAGCAATGTTGTCTTTTGCACATTCTTCGTAGGTGATTTCACTACTGGTTGAGTTGTAAACCGCACGGACATAGAAATCGTCTTGGTCCTTGGTAAAGTCACCGGCAACATTCATCTCAAAACCACCCATTTGGGTTGGGCCTTTGGTCGGGAGATTGGCAAATTTAGAGGTCTTGTTTTTAAAGACTCTCATGTGTCCAAAATCCTTGGAATCCTTGGCTTCTATCGTAAAATCTACACTTCGGTCAGCAGTCTTGAAGTAAATTACAGACTCCCCATCACGCATATATGCTTGAATAACAGGGGCGGTTAAATTTGTGCTACTTACATTTATAGAAGCAATAGACCTTTGACCGGCAGAAGGCGTAGGAAGTGAAGACCCGCCATTGAGTTGCTTAAATAATTCCTCGGTTATTGTCTTGGTGGTTGTGTCTGCTTCAACAATATCATCAGCACTTGCGTATTGATTCGTGCTTTTTACTGTATGCGTGAAGTCATTAACAGTGCCGTCATTTTCAGTAATTGTAATGGTATAAGTCGTACCGAAATCTCCTAAACGTACCCATACTGCCGCTTCGTAAAAGTCTCGGTTTGTGGTGACAGTGCTGGATTTTTTGACAGTCGTATTTTTATTTAAAATAAAAGTTTCATCAGCAATTGAGACTATGCGGATGTCGCCGCTTGGATCGGTCATCTTCACATAATCACAAACAGTGTTGTAATCAGC